AAATGAAACTAATAACAAAGAAACAGATGCAGAGACTAGTAGCTAATCATACAGCACAAGATGGTACTAAGTCTTTCAATGCTGTAGTCAAACTATTCAATCCAACTGGTATAGGTACATGGTATTTATCAGAGTTGGATCCGTATACCAACATTGCTTTTGGTGTATGTGACCTTGGTTGTCCTGAACTAGGATCTGTATCTATTGATGAGATTCAAAGCTTAGAATTACCATTTGGTTTAACCATTGAAAGAGATAAATTTTTTGATTCAAACAAATTTTCTCTGGAACAATGTTTAAAATTCTGTGACAGAAGCTAAATAATGTAGTACAATAATAGAACAAGATAGGTAGCAGGTCTTCATTAGCTTCTTACTGCTATCTATCTCCAAAAACAGGAGGATAGTATGAATAAATATACAATTGTAAAAGAACTCATAAGTGATTGTGAGTCGAGAATACAATATTATGATAGTAAAGTATTGATGACACCATCGAAAAGACAAGGTGCGATCATGGCAGTTACTGGAATATTAAACAAACTTCATAAAATAAATAAGGAACTTGATATGGAATTGGACGAGATGTCTGATTACTATGCAAAAAATAAACTAAGTAACGGAGGTTAAATGACAAACTTTACTAAATTTCATCGTGCTAACCCAAAAGTATTTGGATACTTTTGTCAGTTTGCAGATGAAGTAAGACAGGTATATAAACAGTATGGTGTTGCAGCAGTATGGGAAAGAGTACGTTGGCATTGTGATATTGATACATCTGGAGATCAACTCAAATGTAACAACAATTACAAAGCATACTATGCAAGAATGTATATGATATACAGGAACTGTCCTAAGTTTTTTCAAACACGGGACAGTCTTGCTGACGTATTTAATTTTACTGATGAAATAGAATATTGGAAAGGTACACATGGCAAGAACTAAAATACCAAAAGACTGGAAAGCACATCCAGATACATTAAAAAATCTCAGGGAAGAGTTCCCTGAAATAAACACTGAGGACATTCAACATGAAGAAAGACAATTCAAAAGATGGTTCCTCTCTTCTGGAAAAGTATATGCAGATTGGGACGCGCGTTTCGAATTCTGGTGCGCAGAAAACTTTGACAAACGTAGGAGATCCGGACCATCTAATCATATTGCAACGTCTGCCCAAGATGTTTCAGACAGAAAGTCACGTCTTGTTAGAGTTGCGCAAAGAGGAGATAAACAAAGTGATGGGAAAGTCTTATCAATTCCAAACAAAAAAAGGGATTGATGAGGCTGGTTTAGATGTACTGAATAGTGCAGTCAAGATCATGCAACCATGTACACGTATGGATGTAGCTGAGGGATTAGAAGTAATAGCTTCTACATTCCAGATACAAGTACCAAATGAAATAGGTATCGAAGTATATCTATCTGAACTAACAAAGTATCCTTTGTTTGTTTTGAGAGATGCGGTCAAGTCTATACTAATAGAATATAAATACCCAAGATTACCACTACCAATAGAGTTTGTTGAAAGGTGTGAGCCTGAATACAAAGCACATCAAGAGTGGTTAGAATCTGTGGTTAATGCATTCATAAACCTACAAAGGTTTATTGAATCAGGAGCTGAGGTAAAACCTAGCAAATATGTTGTAGATTACTTAGCCAATAAGTAGTACAATAATAGAACAATATGGAGGTAGCAATGGAAGATAGAAAAAAATACATCGGAGGATCCGATGCCTGCCGTATCATATCTGGAGACTGGATAAAATTATGGGAAGAAAAGACAGGGCGTACAGAACCTGAGGATCTATCCAAGAAACTAGCAGTACAGATTGGTATAGCAACAGAACCAGTTAATATTAAATTTTTAGAATATGAAACTGATTCTGTAATTCAACGTGGATATGATATACCACCCGATGAACACCATGAATTTATGAGATCACACTGTGATGGAATAATAATGGAAGGACAACATCCCGGAATCATATGTGAATGTAAACATACCTATGAAAACAATACGTTTGAAAAGGTAGCAGAATACTATTACCCACAATTACAACATTACATGATGCACAGTATGACTGAGTATATGTACTTGTCTGTAATATTTGGTAACAGTAGACACGAACACGCCGTGATCGATTGGGATCATGAATACCAAAAAAGACTTTTTAAATTAGAGAAAGCTTTTTGGTTATTCGTTACAACAGATACTAAACCAAGTGGTTTTGAATCTGATTTACCAGAACCACCTAAGAACATAGCTTTAAATGGTATGACTGTTAGAGATATGAGTGGTAATGGTGAATGGAAAACATTAGCTAATACTTACAACACATTAAAGCCATTAGCTAAAAACTTTGATGAATGCAAGAAAACAATTAGAGGACTTGTTCCAGATGATTGTCGTAAAGCTGAGGGTGCGGGTATTGTTGTTACTCGCAATAAGAAAAACATACTAACCATAAAGGAGACTGATAATGGAAAGTAACTATACAGAAAGTCTGATTAAGAAATTTAAAGATGACTATAAACTGGATGGTACTGATTTTTGGTTGCATAAGCAAAGCAAGAATTGGATCATCAAACACAATGCTCTTGAGAAAGTAGCGTCTCAAGAAAAGATAACTTGGAAACTAGAAGTACTTAACTTTAGTCCAGATATCGTTGTGAAATGTATTGCTACTAGTGGAGACAGGGTTATAGAATCACTAGGCGAAGCGTCACCTAAGAATACTATAATCAATCATCCATATGCAATGGCTGAGAAGAGAGCAGTAGATAGATGTATCTTAAAGCTGCTCAATGCTCACGCTTACATCTACTCAGACGCTGAGTCAGATGACTTTAGAGAACCAACTAGCAACAAAATAAAACCTGTTGCTCATAACAAACTTAATAATGTGGAGGCAAAACTAAATGACCAAAATAACTAACATTGATAAAACAGATATAGCTAAAAACTTAATTCATAATACTAACAAAAAAAAGTATGAGTATACCTGTCCAAATACAGGTGTTACGAAATATGAAGAAAGGTTTCTTTTAAGGATTAGACTAGCACAATATACTCATTGGATTAGTGATGAGATAAATAGATTGAAAGCTGTACGTGAAAAAATTGATATCATTACCGATGCAATTGATCAAGAAGTTGAAATTGAAGAACAAATGAAAGAAAAGGAGGTAAACGAAGATGGCTAACTCACTATGTGAGATTAGACTTATCGGAAGACTAGGTAAAGATGCTGAGCTAAAGGAGTTACGTAATGGTAACTCCATGCTTATCTTCTCTATGGCTACTGATAAGTATGATCCAAACACACAGGATACTGTGCCAATGTGGCATAACTGCGCTATGTTTCCTAGCAATTATGGTAAAAATCCTATGCAAAGAATAGATGCAGTAATGCCATATCTTACCAAAGGTAAACAAGTACATATATCTGGTACATTTGATTACTGGGAAAGAGATGACGGCAGCAAACAACCAAGCATAAAAGTAAATGATATTATATTCTTAGGTAAAAAGGATGATGATTCTTCATCACAATCTAACACGGATCCGTTCAGAGCGAAGCCATCAAGCGATGAACCTCCATTCTAATATGACTCATTTACAATGGGCAGTGTATACTTATGTAAGAGATTACATAGGTATGCATGGTGTGAGTCCAACGTATCAAGAAATAACAGATACAATAGGATTAAGCAGTAAATCTCATGCACATAAGATAGTACAAAAATTATGTAAATTAGAAATGTTAAACACACATTCTAATATGCAGAGAAACATCACCATAGGAAGCCCAAATGATAAGCAAGAAAGATAAAAAAATATCTTCAATAGTTAAAAAGAAAAGACAAGCATTGTATCAAAAGATGGCTGAAACAGGATGCATTGCTTGTCGGGATACAGGTGAGAAACAAACTACACAAACTGAGATTCATCATTTAAGACAAGGGATGGGTATGTCTCAAAGAAATGTAAAGTGTATACCACTTTGTATCGACCACCATCGTGGTAATAAAGGATATCATGGTATAGGTAAAAAAAGATTTGAAGCAAGGTATGGTACAGAACAGTATCTATTAGATACATGGGAAGAACTATATGGAAAAATAAACTGGGATGAATACTACTAGCAGGGTAGCAGACTGCTAGTAGATTCTATTGACCTAGTGGATTATCTGAACGTGCTTTAATCTCTTCAATCTTTGCTTTAAGTACAGCAATCTCTGCTTTATTTACAGCTATATCTTGTTCTAATGGTTTTATGTTTGGTGCTTTCTGTGCCTCAAGTACATCTACTCTCTGAATTAATTGTCCCTGATAAACAAAAAGTCCAGCTATCGTAATCACTAGACCTATACCAGTCGCAATCGTTTTAATATCCACGTATCCTCCTTAAGTGTTCTTCTGCTCTAATCACTTCAGATGTCGCATCAGATATTCTACTTTCAGCTTTATCCATAATGTCGTCAGGTATAATCTGAGCTGCATTATAGATTTGCCTAGTGTCCAGATAACGTCTGATAGTGTAGTCTTCAATGTTGATACTAACCAATTCATAACTATCATTGTACTGTTTACTGGAATATTCATCAAGTATAGTATTGTTTTGCATATTGTTTGCTACGATAGATTGCACTAATGCTAGTTGTTGTCCTATATTTCTAGTAGTTTGTTCTACATTTCTTTGTATATTATCTACTTGAATAGTCCTGTTAGCCACTTGCGGAACTTCTGCATCATCGTCAATTGTATCTCTAGAGTCTGTATTGGTTTCGCTATCTTCTCCTCTTCCATTACTGGATCCGGCTGTGGTTTCTGTACTTGTATTTTCTTCTTCAAGTGTATTTGAGGATTCTTCTCTTTCAACACTTGTGCTTTCTGATTCAGATATTGATTCACTTCCTCCGAGTTCCTCTGTTTCGGCTGTGAGTATTTCTTCATTTGATCCTCCGATTTCTTTTGTTTCAATTGTTTCTTCAAAGCTTTCGACTTCTGTTGTGAACGCTTCGATGGTCTGTGGTTCTTCATAAGTAACCTCCTCGAATATGTTTATTATACCAGTATTAATTTCTTCTTGAGCAAGTTCCTCAATAAATATCTCTTCAATAAAAAGTGTAATAATT